CAATTTTTAAGGTGCTGTAGCGCCTCAAACATCTCTTCCACACCTCGCAAAGCCATGTCTCGTATATGCTGTTGATTTTTTTTACTTGATAAATCAATCGGCCACTCCGGATATTCGTGTGGCTTTCTTGATTTAAGAGCCTCCATAAAAGTACTTCTTTTATGGAACATCATCTCCAGCTTGTCACTCACTGACTGCCTCTATCATTTCCTGGATATTCATATCAAAACTTTCTTGATAATCAGGGTGAATATCAAGATCGCCGTTATTCGCCACAAAAGTTGCAGTTCGTAGATGATCGATAATATCAGTCCCGGTTAAAATTGCCATCTGAAGCAGCTTTGCGATATGTGAAATTGCATTATCAGTCATTTTAAATTCATTAGTATCCATAATTTCTCCAACTTATCTCTATTATAATCCGATGTAGCAGATTGTAATCACTCAAGTGATATCGCTCAAGTGATTTCCACTTCATCATATATATGATAAAAATTTTCTGATTCTTTTACATAAGAATTGCTTTACAACAAAAGCTTTTACATAAACTTCATTGCAAAAACGATGGCGCCCATTGCAAATTGAACCACTGCAAAGATGGTGACTGCTTTGGTTTTAAATTGCTTTAATTCATCGACTTCTTTTAACGCTACCTGGAGTTGAGTGGGGGACGCCACTTCATCAACCTTTTCTTTCCATGCTCGGAGCTCGTCGACGCGGTCTTCGCGTTCACGCATTCTAGCGATTTCCTGTTTAAGGTCTTGAATTTCAGAATTTAGTGCCTGAATACTGCTGGCTAACGTCTCAAGCTCTTTCAACACAAGGCGTGAGTATTCACTCCACCCATTATTCTCTTCAGGCATTTCTTACTCCCCTTCTTCAGTAGGTGTTATTTGAAGAAATTCTAAAATGCAACTAAGCTTTTCATGAATTACCTCCACGTCAGCGCCATCTGAACCAGAGTAAGCATGTACATCAACTATCTTTTGTACGACAGTGTCACGAACCTCAAATGCGGACTCCCATTCTTTCTCTTTACCACACAACTGCTCTCTAAGAGCTCTTAATCGTAAAATAGTGTTGGAGGATTCATCGCATTTTGACATATTATATTACCACCGGAACAAACAATCCAATGCTTAAATATAACGCTAGCTCAGAGCTTTCTCTTCTTCCATTCCCATTATTTCTTGATATGCCCCTATAGTTTCTGGCCAGCAATCTTTAGCAATTTTCAAACAAGCTTTTGCAACTTCTTGAATTTCCCATTGCGCGCCCTCATGAATGCGAAGACCCACAAACTTTAGCAAGTTGCTTAAATTTACTGTGCCATAATACTCGGTATACATGCTCTGCGGCAGTACCCCACGAGCCTGTTCACGACATACACCTTTTGCCATCAGGTTATTATACAAATTAACTGACGCTTCATTATGTTCGGAGATCCTTTGATTTGCACGAACACCATAGCCAGGATCAGAAAGATCTGGAATCATTACTGGGTTAATCATTTCTTCGATATTTGATGCTTGACGATTTGATTTATGTTGAGTACGAAAAGTGGTAGGTTCATAAAAACGAAGGTTTACGTCAGTATATCTTCGAGATATCTCGTTATAAGACCAAGTTCTATGTCGATGATGCTGGCTTCGAACAAATAATGGAACGATAAAACGAAAAGTGATAACGCAATGTTCCAATGTTGATGTATGTCGATGCTTGATAAGATATTTGATCAGCTTTCTATCTTTATCATCCATTGTCTCCTTATGTTTCCCAAAGGAAACCCTAGCACTATTTACTACGGTTATGTCTTCGCCCATATGAGAAACATATTCCACTGCCCCTATTCCATCACTGTATAATTCAACCCTCTGCACTAAAATTGCTCTGCTTCTGTGGATTCTTTTAACGCCAATGTCGAGGCATCAGAAGATATCGTTTGAGCAACAGCATCAAAATATCCAGTCCCAACTTCACGCTGGTGCTTTGTTGCCGTATAACCTATGTCTTCCGCAGCAAATTCAGCTGCTTGTAGTTCTGCGTATGCAGCCATATCTCTCTTATTGTAGTCTAATGCCAGATTAAACATCGAATAATTTAAGCAGTGGAACCCAGCAAGAGTAATGAACTGGAATTTATAGCCCATTTCCCCGAGGGCAGCCTGAAATCTTGCGATGGTTTCATCATCAAGATTAGCACGCCAATTAAAAGAAGGCGAACAATTATACGCCAACATTTTGCCTGGATATTTTTCATGAATCGCATCAGCAAACTTCTTTGCTTCATCTAAGTTAGGTGTACTTGTTTCGCACCACAACAAATCAGCATAAGGAGCGTATGCTAAACCTCGAGCAATAGCCATATCAATCCCACCGGTAATATGATAGAACCCCTCGTTTGTTCGCTCATCAGAAGTAATAAACTCTCTATCGATTGGGTCGATATCAGACGTTAAGAGTCTCGCTGAATCGGCATCTGTTCTAGCGATTAAAATAGTAGGCACATCCAGAACATCAGATGCTAATCGAGCAGAAATTAATTTCTTTACGAATTCGCTAGTTGGAACAAGCACTTTTCCACCAAGGTGACCACATTTTTTCGCCGATGAAAGCTGATCTTCGAAGTGAACACCGGCGGCTCCAGCCTTGATCATCGCTTTCATTAATTCAAACGCATTTAAGTTTCCACCAAACCCAGCTTCTGCATCTGCAACAATGGGCGCAAACCAATCTCTTAATGCGTTCCCATTCTCCACCCACTCAACCTCATCGGCGCGCTGAAGGGTATTATTTATTTTCTCAACTAGCCTTGGGACGCTATTCACAGCATATAGGCTTTGATCGGGATACATCGAGTGAGATGCGTTCGCGTCGGCTGCAACTTGCCACCCAGAGCAATAAACCGCAGAAGTACCGGCTTTCACCATCTGCATAGCTTGATTACCTGTTACCGCGCCCATGGCGTGGACATAGGGTTCTTCGCACAATTGTTTCCATAGCTTCTCGGCTACATGCGTTGCGAATTTATATTCTTCCCTAAACGAACCGCGTAATTTATCCACTTGCTCTTTAGAGTAAGGACGAGTAATACCATTCCACCTATCAGTCATTAAAGGTCTCCAATTATTTCAAGCTATTATATGCTTGAAGAGTTAAAAATTCATCCATCTTTTCTTGAAAACATAATTCTCGCCATAGATCATAAGCAGGTCCTGATTCGTCCGCCAATTCGTCTATTAGAATATCATCAACGTAACTTTTCGTAACGATATTGCCGTTCTCTAAAGTTACGCTATGTTTAATCCATTGCCAGATTTGTGCTCTTGAAATCTCTGCTGTTGCAGCATCTTCCATCAAATTATTTAATGGAACACAGCCAAGGCCAGCAACCCAAGCTCTCATATATTCGTATCCAATTTTTATATTCTTTCTTAACATATTTTCAGTAAAAGAACCAACCGGTGGAGTTGTTAGGTCAGCTGCAGACACGCTTAGGTCGGTGGGCGGCTTATCTATTTGGTTTTGTGCTAAAAGATGCTCATCAAAAACTTCTTTCGCCACAGGCACTAACCCAGGATGAGCAACCCAAGTACCATCATGACCATCTAATACTTCACGAATTTTATCTTGCCTTACCTTTTGAATTGCTTCTTCATTCGCAATGGGATCATTCTTTATTGGGATTTGGGCTGCCATTCCGCCCATCGCATGGGCGCCTCTTTTATGACATGTCTGTATCAAAAGACGCGAGTATGAGCGCATAAAGTGTTGCGTCATTCCAACTTCATCTCGATCTGGAACTAGAAATTCTGGATTATTTTTAAACGTTTTTATAAAGCTAAAAATATAATCCCATCTTCCGCAATTTAGGCCGGCCGAATGTTCACGTAACTCATATAAGATTTCATCCATTTGAAATGCTGCTGGGAGGGTTTCAATAAGAACAGTTGCCTTAATCGTACCCATAGGTGCACCAAAATATTCCTCTGCGAATGAAAAAATCTTATCCCAAAGAGCAGCTTCTTTATGGTGCTCAAGCTTGGGGAGATAAAAATACGGGCGTCTATTTGTTTCTAAAAGCGTAGTGATATTGTTAGCAATATAAACCCCAAAGTCAAAAAGAGAAGCAGGTAATGAAGCCCCGGTACTGGTGTCTATTACATGACGCTCAGATAGATGAAGACCTCGAGGCCGAACAAACAAGACAGCAGTTTGTTGGTTTAACTTATAAGACTTACCGCGATTTGAGTCATAAAAGTCGATGTTTTTGTGAATAGCATCATATAGATTTATTTGACCGTCGACACAATTTTCCCATGTAGGAGAATTTGAGTCTTCAAAATCAGCCATATAAACATTTGCCCCTGAATTCAGCGCATTAATAATCATTTTTTTAGCGGGGGGACCGGTAATTTCTACACGACGGTCCCTAATATCTTCGGGGATATCTGCTATTTTCCAATCCTTCTCGCGCATCCACGCAGTTTCATCTAAAAATTTAGGTAAAAAATTTCCGCGTTGATCTAAAAGTCCTGCAATGTCTGAGGCAAACTTATCACTTAATGCCTCCAGGAATGTAGTGACATCAATAGACAAAACAGAGGCTTGCTTTTCAGTTAATTCTTTTGTATATTTTAGCATTGTTTTTTATCTACACGCACCTGACTAATTCATTAACAACTCTGTACGGGTCGCAATTTGACGCAGGCCTACGATCTTCTAGATAACCAGCAAAACCATTTTCAGCTGTATCTGTTGGAATTCGCACAGAAGCAGCACGGTCAGCTATTCCAAAGCTGAATTCGGACCAATGTGCAGTCTCATATGCTCCAACAAGTCGGTCTTTATTACCCGTTCCATAGCAGTCCATACTTTCCAAGTGACGATCCTCCATCTTCTTTAAAATAGAATGGAAAGAAGACTCAGCTCCTTCCCCTAAGCGCATTTTTTCTGTAGAGAAATTAGTGTGGCAACCACTACCATTCCATCCATCGTGTGGCTTTGGGGCCCACTCAATCCCAAGACCTTCCTCCTCGGCCATAAGAGAGATCATGTACCTTGAAACCCAAAGGTCATCACATGCACGAAGTGCATCATCAGCGAAGCACTGGTATTCCCATTGTCCTGGGGCTACTTCAGCATTATAACCTACAATTTTAACCCCCATTATCTGACATACATCTGCATGCTTTCTCACAAGTGATCTATTTTTTACTTTGTTGCCGCCAGCAGAGCAATAGTATTGAGGAGAATTAATGGGCTCGCCACCTGCATCTGGCCAAAACACATTTTTGTTTTCTGCTGTCAGAAAGTACTCTTGCTCAAATCCAACCCACATATTTTTTTCTGGATTTTCTTTCAAAAACTTACGTAATACTGCTCGATGATTCGTTTTATGGGGGGTCCTATCCATATTGCAGACTTCGCATAATACCATATATTGTGAAGGCGAAACCTGGTAAACTCGAACAGGCATAAGCTTCATTTCTGAATTTCCTGTTGTTGCTTGACCGGTTGACGAACCATCAAAATTCCAGACAGCTAATTCAAGCTGGACAGTGCCGTCTTCTTCTTGCTCAAGATTTATTACCTTTGTTTTCGATCTGATCATTGGGGTTTCAAATCCGTCAACCCACAAATAATCGACATGTATAACCTTCATTTTTTCTCCTACAATGTAATTGATGGCCCTAATATAGGGTTATTTGTCTAAACAGTAAATGGGAGTTTTAGCAACATCATCCAATAATTTGGGTAAATCAAGACCGGCACAATCAATCTTACTTTTTATGAAATTATAGTGGTTGCAAAATCCATGAAACTTGCCACGCTCACAATCTTTATGCACGCTTGTCTCTAACTCACCAGATGAATTCTTTGGATACTCAAGTGGAATTCCAATACCGATATGTACAGCTTTCCATAATGCCTTTAGCGCTTCAATCTGGATAGGGTAAAAATCAAGAAAAGGATCTAATTCTTTACCATGAACGATCGCACCTTTTTTGATTGGTCGTGGCTCGAAACGTTGTCGATACCAATCCTGATATTTCAAGTAATAAGCATTCGCAATCTCAACACCGATGCCTTTTAAATTACCTCCTTCATATCGTGGAATTCCAGCATGCCAAGCCTTATGTTGGGTGTCTAACATTTGATAGATAGTGCCATCATTATCAATCAAAAAATGAACGGATATCCCTCGCTTATTTAACACCTTCGCGCAAGATTCAGAGCTTAAGCATACATCCCAGTGGTTTACAAACATTGTGGGGGCCCTGTCAGGTTTTCCCGCCATGTTCGTATAGCAGCCTTCATTTGCTTTGTACCCTGCTTTCTCATCCCACAATATAACTTTATCCCACTCTATTGGAATGAAATTTCCATTATGTACGATATACTTGTCACCTTCACGATATGTATTGTGCAAAGGTAAAGAATCCATCCAGTCGCCGATAGTTGATTCTCTCTCTGTCCATATTCTGCGATACGTCATTGGACCAACCAGCCCATCAGCTGTCAACCCATTCTTTTTCTGCCATTTCTGAACGGCTTTTACTAAATTAAAGTCAAACTCTTCACACCCAAACCAGCTGGGGGTCCACCCCAGACTATCTGAGCTGGATCTATTATAGAAATCCTTATCCACTATCTACTCCAGTTCGATATTGACATCGACGCTTATCGAAAGCTTTGGAACGCGCAAGTGGTTTGCCAGTCCATGCTTCTTTGCCTCTTGAGCATCCAGAAACCAGTCGGCATGCTTCTTTTTATCGACTATCTTCATAAAATAGTCATCTTTCTTTCCGCAATTTTGAGCCATCATTTTATAGACTATGCTGTTCAACCGATCAGCTTCTTTTGCTCCGGCCTTCAATTCTTCAACTTTGCCCATATCCATTGATGACACATCATGAATCATAACAGTCGCATTGGGGTCCATGAAGCGTCTGCCTTCCTCCCCGAAAGAAAAAAGAATAGCGCCACAAGACATTGCTTTACCCTCTACTATAGTAGCGACAGGTAATTCTGAATTCTTTATGGCACTAATCATAGCCATTAAGCTATAGACCTGCCCACCATAAGAATCGATCACAACAGGAATAACATCTTGTCCGGTATTGTGAGCTAACGCCATTTGATCATGAAAGTCCTTTGCAGACTTTTCATCAAATTTATTAACGCGTACAATGACAGGGTTTTTTCTTAATTCAACCTTTTCGATCTTATTATCAATTTTTGATATCCAGTGCACTTTTCCTCCTATACACTAACCACATTTTGCCATACCGCAATTTATACATGTCGCGCAACCTTCTTGGTAAACGACATTTGGGCTATCACAACATGCTGTGTCAAAAACACCATTACTTGCCTTAGTTCCATCAGCGATATACTTCTTAAGACATCGAGCGGTCACCTTGGCAAAACTAAATAAATCAGCATCCTTATCTTTCTGTAATTGCTCCACCATGTACTGTACAGGTACTCCATGTCGTAGAGCCAGGGAAATTGTTCTTGTGAATGCAGAATGATTTGGGTTATCAAAGACCTTCACTATATCCTTGATTACAAATTCATCACCATTTGTTCCGACAATTAAATCATATTTTGAGTTGATAGATTTTCTCGAACGCCTTCTTATTCTACCTGTAGTATGCTTTCTTGGGATTTCGACATACTCTGACAGGCCGCCAATAACTTCATAAGGTTTACCACCCATAAGGCCAATCAGGATGGTCCAGGCTTCACCCTTGATATTCGCTTGATGAATATCACATACCATTTCTTCTGGGCGCTTTGGCGCTGACCTTGTAATAATCTCACCTGATTCTCGGGGGTCGGAAGTCGAAGCATCCGTAGACACAAGGACGCCAGCACGACTACCGTCTCTATAAACTGTCACTCCTTTGCATCCAAGCTCCCACCCTGTCATATAGACGTCTTTGACTGTTTCAATATCAATATCTGCTGGAAGATTTGTTGTGTTTGAAATTGCATGACAAACCCATTTTTGGGCAGCTGCTTGCATTCTTACTTTTGCAACCCAATCAATTTCTGAAGCTGTTGCGCCGGCATAGGGGCTCATATCAACAAGCTTTTCATTGCTCATTGTTTCGCCCTCACCAACCCCGATTGTATTTATCCACTCCTTAAAGCCGTGATGGTACACCGTGTACTCCTGCCACTTATCACCGGAATCGTCAACAAAGTCAACTCTCGCATCTTCATCCTGGCCCGTAATTTTCTTACGACGTGTGTAGTGCAACATAAATGCTGGTTCAATACCAGATGTCGTTTGTGTCAAAACAGAAACAGATCCTGCAGGCGCGGTCGTGGTTATAGCAATATTTCTACGACCGGTCTCCTTACTCATCTTTCTTATTTCAGGATTTTCATTCCAGATTCTTTCCAGAAATGGGTGGTCCGCTTCTTTAGCATGATCATGAACTGGAAATGCACCACGCTCTTTTGCAAGAATGCAAGAAGAATAATACGCGCCAACAGCTAGGGTTCGATATATTTTCTCTGTTATCTTAATGCTTTTTTCGCTACCGTATTGTACACCAATCATAGCTAAAGTATCACCCAGTCCAGTTATACCAAGTCCAGTACGACGACCAAGTTCAGCCATTGTTTGAATATCGGTCCAGAGATCTCGCTCGATTTGTTTTACCTCTGTTGATTCAGGATCAGCGTCAATTTTCGCAATAATCTTCTCTACTTGCTCAATCTCAAGATCGATCATATCATCCATTAAGCGCTGCGCTTTTTGTACTGCTTCTTCAAAAGACCTAAAATCAAATTTTGCATTTTTCTTCCACTTATTCTTGATAAAGCCTGTTAGGTTCATAAGCATTAAGCGGCAGCTGTCGTGCGGAGACAATATGATCTCGCCACAAGGGTTTGTTGATGATGAAGCGAATCCCTCCTTCGAATAAATGTCAGATGGAGTCATTTTCTTTGCAGTGTCCCAAAACAGCAATCCTGGTTCAGCTGTCGCATGGGCAGACTCTATTATTTCGTGCCACAACATTTTCGCATCTACATATTCTGATACAACTGGCGTAACGTCCCCTATGGGCCAATGGAGATGAACATTTGTATTTGACCGAACAGCCTCCATAAAGTCATCAGATACACGAATAGAAATATTTGCGCCAGTTACCCTCCCAAGATCGCTTTTAATCTTTATAAAATCACGGATTTGAGGATGGTGAACAGATATTGTCAGCATTAAAGCGCCGCGGCGGCCGCCTTGAGCGACTTCTCGGCAGGAATTACTGAATCTATCCATAAAAACTTCTATTCCATCAGTGGTTTTTGCAGCGTTTGCTGTTGATAAACCCTTCGGTCGGATCGTACTTATATCAAACCCTACCCCGCCGCGGCGCTTGGCAATCTGGACTAACCTTTGGTCAGTCGATAAAATTCCGCCATAGCTATCCTCAGGGGGTGGGATCACAAAGCAATTAGAAATTGATTGAAGCTTTGTATTGTTTCCTATTCCAGACATTGGCGAGCCCTGTGGGACAACCTTACGAAACCCCTTTAGCAGGTCGAATATTTCTTCCTCAGACATTGGGTTCTTATACTTCAATTCAACACGATGGAATTCTTTTGCAAGACGACGATGCATTTGGTCTGGATTCGACTCTAGATAGTCGCCATTATCGTCTGTTAAAAGATACTTCGTTGTCACGACATTTGCAGCTAATTGATCACCACCAAAATAATCTTGCGATTGAGTAATCGCGTCAAGATAATCATATGTCATGTTTTTACTCCCTACCCCATGCTCGAAATCGACTTCCACTTTTTCCTAAGAGCGGACTTCATTTCCTTTTCATCATTTTCAATTGTTTCAGATAGTGTCGATACATCCTCATCCAGCACTGTAATCTTAGAAAGAGCTGTGTCAATGTGAATAGGAAAAACGATCCCATCCTTTCCAGCGCGGTTTTTTGCAATAAACAACCTTCCGGATCCGGTTGCTTTTTCAGTTGCTTTTCTGGAAAGTGAAACAACGAAATCTGCGACCATCGCCTTACCATATGCTTCTGACATGTTCTCAAGCCCAACAATGTCTGAATTAGCAGAATCTCGATTAGCTTGAGATGCAGTCCATACCGGAATGTTGAGTTCCATTGCCAAATTTCTTAGCTCTTCATAGATTAATTTCAATTCATGCCTTAATGAATCATAGGACCGAGTTGAACGCATAATATCAGCATAATCGACGATAATAACACTTGGCTTAAAATTTCTTAACGCAAGCTTTTCGATGTGGTTTTTTATTGTGACAACAGACGCAGATCCTGTTGGGTATTCCTTAATGATTAAGCGTCCGAGGTCTTCATTCTTTTCATAAAATTCCGTAACGGACTTCTTATGGTCAATAACATCAGATGCTGAGATTGCACATAGGTTGGCATCATATCGAAGTCCTACCGCTTGCTCTGTTAACTCGAAAGTATAATGAAGAACGCTCTTGCCGGCGCGCATTGCATTAGCGCCCATCGCGACAAGCCAGTGCGATTTTCCAACGCCTGTGTTCGCTGTTACAACCCCAATCTCCCCTCGGCCGAGTCCTCCATTTAAGATTTCTTTTGAATCGATTTCTGCGATTCCTGTGGGACAAACCTGTCTATTGATCTTCATGAATCGAGCTTCCATATCTTCAAAAAAGTCATGACCAACAGTGTTGGGCAAACCAATAGAGACGGCATTCTTCATCAGGGTAAGAACATTCTCAAAGTCTCCGGTAGTAATAAGATTCACAGATTCTTCAAGCGCCTCCTTGAACGCTTGTCTCTTACAAAAATCAAGGGCTTTAGCTTTTACATACGCAAGATCATTTGGGTTTGGATTTTCTTTCATACGAATCAAATATGAGACTATTTGATCACGCAACAAAACATCACCATCCTCGCTAAGAGAATCCTTAATGATGCTAATCAACAAAATTTGTGTTGGGAAACAACGATATTCAGCAAAATATGCGAAATACTTCTCACAAAGATACTCAAGATATCGTAGCTCAAAAAAATCTGGGCGCATTACTTCGACCATTTGAACAGCCCAATTTTTATCAGAAAGAAGTCCTTGCAGAATTTTTTCTTGAAAATTCTTATTATATTGTGAAAATTGTCCTGCTGGTACTGTGTCTAAAAGCGCTGGTGCATCCATCATTGTTCCTTTAATTTAGCGGTCGGAAAGTCATAAAAAGTTTGTCGGTGTCGAAATTTTTAATACAAAGCTGTATTAAGCAGCGCATGAACCCAAGCTTGTCTCGCTTTGGGGTTTGCACATCAATAATATCATCTATCTTTTTGATATGAGATGCTGATAAGTTACCATTTCCAAGATACATAAGTTTCCAATTTTTCTTAACAACTTCTTCTTCGGAGATGATACTATCATAAAGCTTTAACCTCTTTTGTTCTCGTCGATTGCGACATAATGTAAGTATATCCTCAACACTCACAAATGAAGAAGTTTTAAGCTCAGGAAAACGTTTTGACATTGCCTTAAACCCAGCGCCAGGGACACCTTTTAGCCCGTCAGAGCCATCACCAATAAAGCATCTTGCCACACAAAAATTATTGGGGTGGATTCCAAACTTATCTAGAATAGCGTCTATCCCTAATTCTGCTTTTTGCCCCGGAGACCACTGTCGCACCCGATTACTAACAAGCTGATATAGGTCTTTATCTGTTGATACAATCACGCAATTCTCATCTTTAAAATTTACATTCGCTAATCTTGCGATTACATCATCAGCTTCACAATCAGAAACATAAAATTGGAAAATAGGGGTACATCGTAAAATTTTTACAAGCTTTGCTAATTGCTCATTTCTGTTTGAAACTGTATCGGGAATGTCTTCTGAATAGAACCGATTTAATTTTTCAGGTCGACGGCCCATCTTATAATTCGGGTCAATCGAACGTCGCCGAGGAGACCCCCCGCCTTCCCACACAACAATGACACGAGAAGGATTATACCTCTCTAGTAGAAGCTGCAAACCTTTTAAAAATCCAACTATTCCGCCAACTGGATCGCCATTTTCGCTTAATGAAGGGTTTGCAACGAAATGTCTAAAAAAGCAATTTAGTCCATCTATGATAAGAATCGGTCTATTATGCATCTAAATCTGGCATGTCTTCGAGATTAATTTCCATTGCAGCTGCACGGACTTCTTCATATGATTCAGTGTCTAGAGAAGCCTCATTTGGGTCCTCTAATTTTCTTATCATGCATACCTCAAGCAAGTTATCGATGTATGTCTTATACTCTGGGGATTCCCACACCTCGCCAAAGTCAGCCTTATAGAATTTCTTTTCAATAAGCACTTCACCAGTAGAAGTGTCGGTGACGCTCAACGTCTTCCAAGCAGATGACCCCTTTATCTCTATTTCTTTCCCATCTATTGTTGCAGCCCCAAATTTACGTAATACATCAAAAACCTGCTCATGCTCTCGGATACCTTTACCAAAATGAATTTCAAACTTAACTGTCCTAAAAGGGGCTGCGACTTTATTCTTAATCGTCTTGGCAGAAACGTGAATTCCAATAACTTCTTTTTCCTTGTTTTCAATTCGCTGACCTGCACCAAGCTTAATACGTACAGATGAATGGAATGGAATTGCTTTCCCACCTGGTGTTGTGGTCGGGTCGCCATACATGACACCAATTTTCGTCCGAATCTGATTCAAAATCAAAAACAACGTATTGGTTTGACCAATGACGCCTGTAATCTTCCGCATTCCTTTTGAGATTGCTCTTGCCTGAAGTCCAATCGAATTCTGTTCATACGTTCCAGTTAGTTCTGCTTTGGGAGACGACGCAGCAACAGAGTCCCAGATGATTGTAATAGGAACATCTTTTTCCATAGCTCGTGCCTTCATGATTGTCGACTCAGCGATCGATAATACTTCTTCGGTGCAATGTGTATCAACATACACAAACCGCTTTGTAATATCAACGCCAAGTAAGCCTAAGTTTTCAACAGACGTCGCATTTTCAGTGTCAATATACACTACAATCCCGCCCATCTGCTGCGTCGATCTTGCTATTTGAATCGCAATATGTGACTTACCAATCGATGGTGGGCCAAAAATCTCTACAATTCGGCCTTCGGGTAGACCGCCATCTTTTCTATTTGAAATGATATAGTCTAGTTGCTCAGAGCCAGTACTTACCCACCGCTTTACATGTGTTGGAGACTCATCTTGCGATAGATTATAAGCCACCCTTGAACCGTGCTCTTTATTAAGAGACTTAATCAAATCAGAAGTAAAATCTTCTGGACCCCCACTTTTCTTTTTTGCCATATTATACCTCGTAAAAGATTATAAAAATATCCCGACACATTTTCAAAAAAAAGAGGGACGAATTTCTTCGTCCCTCTTTGGAGATATTTGCAAATATAAAGTCTAACTAGAAACCGTCATCTTCCAGATCTGCAAATGCGTCATCCAAACTCTTGAACTTCGACGTGAGCTCGTTGCTATCACCGGCTGTGGTAGTAGTATTGGAGCCCGAAGCGTTGGAAAACCCACGCGAAGTGCCTTCAGAGTTTTGAGATTCAGCATCATCTCCATTGAGCCAATCATTTACAATCTTAGACAAGGCGTCATATGACTTTGCCTCATAAAGATCGTCAAGGTTCGGAAGCGAAGAAAGCCATTCTTTCGCCTTTCCAGAATCCGTTGCAAGCTTTGACTGCTTACCTCGGGGTCGAACCTCAGTTGTTGCATAAAGACGACCTGGCTGCTTGGTACAAATAACCTTCACATCCCTACCATCCTTAGGATCAGTAATGTCACCATAGTCTTCATCAAGCATAATATTGAGGAGAGACTGATAAACCGTCTTCCCAAATGCCCAAAGTCGGACGCCCTTATCTTCTTCGCCGCGGACGATTACAGGAGCATAATAACGAGGCTTAGGATAAAGCTTCTTACAAAGCTCATAAGACTCCTTAGTTCCTTCATCGCGGAGTGTAGTAATCAGCTCCTGGATCGGATCAGGATTACCGAATTGATAGGGTGCCAATAGGCCTGGATTATTTCCGATATTATAATAGAACCATCGTTCCGAAAAGGGTAGACCGTCTTCATTATCAAAAGACAGCATACGAACGATGGCTTCTTCCCCTTCTTGGGGGCGCCACATTGAGTTGCGGCGAGAGTTGTTGCCAGAAAGCTGGCCAAGCTTCTTTCGAAGCGCTTCAAAATCGATTGCCATTTTTAATTCTCCAATTGTTTAATATGCAATGTTTAGTTTCCCAGTATGGGTGTCCTTAAGGACAAATAAAATCTAATCGTCAATATGGTAATGTTCAAATTTATTTTTGTTTTTATAAGGCTTCGCGCCACCGAAACCAGACGCATTTGCTTTTTCTGCGTCTTTTCTTCGCTTTTGGCGTTGCTTCTTTGTGCCCATCCCTAATGGAAGAGTAACACCTGGAACTCCACCAGCGGAGATTTCATCATGATGAGCCTCATTATCTTCTTCTCGTTCTTCAACAAAATCAGGCTCACCAAGAACCTCTGCTTCTTCAACAAGAAACCGAATAAACTGTCGTAGCTTTTTTTCGTGTTCAATATTCATCTATCTTAATTATCTCAAGAAAAACGATGTTGCGGTTCTACCTCAAAAAATTGCGGCTCAACCTTCTTTAAATTTTGGGAAAGCCAATCACACTCATTTTCAGCAGCATTTTGATTCGGCGTTGACTTCCACCAACATGTAAGCTCTGGATTCCATCGATAACGACGAGCCTTAAGTAACGGATTTTCATCTCGCTGTGAGCCGACTGCGAAGACGTGATAATCAGATTGCATTGCATTTCGAAGCATCTCCCCCATCTTCTCGCTCATTCTTAGAAGATGCAATGTTGCATCAATATCAGCGATTGCGTTATGTGAATTATAGAAGAACCCGTGCCAAGCACAGAGGACCTCTAGAGCCTTAGACGGTCGACAGATGTCCTTCCAATTAACTTGTGACATTGAGCAACACCAGATGGCGTCTGGAGGCGGCGTATGACCATATCGTTTAAGGTTCGTATCAACCCACTCTCTATCAAAGCTTGCATTATGTGCAATAACAAATTGACAAGAGCTCAAGATCTTTGCAACCTTATCCCAATTAATTTCATGACCCTTGAGGTCTTCATCCTTAAACCCGGTAATGTCTTGAATCTCAGGAGAAAGAGGGTATGTAGGTTGCTGCTTAAATTCAATTGTCTTCTTAATACCTGATACTTCACCTGTCTTTGGGTTTACAAAGAAGGGCCGCATCGCAATCTGGATTATTTCATCTTTATCTGATCTCAATCCAGTGGTCTCTACATCAAGAACGACAGCAGGAACATCTCCCTGAATTGGATCTCGATCCGGAGCGGCTAAGCCAGCAAACTTTGTAAGGACGACAAGCCCGTCACTATTCTCAAGGTGTTTCATACATTTCTCCTACCAAGTTATATTTTAACATTCCTGGTGAGATGTACAGGGTTATTTAGACCATCCTCGCTTTATATCAGATAGATAAATGATAATATCGCCACCATCGGTATCGATTTGTAGCGCATCTTTAAGCGGGAACATCCCCGCTGTCTTCGCAGCAACAAGGGTATGTTGAAGATACTTTACACCATTTCGAGGGTCAAGTTTACCCATAGAAACCTTGATACCCTTTTTGTCACCTTTGCTTACCGCGCTATAACCAGAGTATGCTTGCTGCATCGCTTCAGCGCCCTTGAACGCTTGCTTAAGAATATACTCAACGCCCTTTAAGTCACCAGGTCCACCAGATGAAATCTTAAGATTTTTCATCAATTTTTTTGGGTCGTTCTTTGCTAGCGCGCCAGCTTCATTAACACCGGTGGTAAATTTTCCTGACCCGGTTGACGCTGTTATCGACCCGGGCTTTGTTTTTGTAGACTTTCTTTTCTTGGGCTTGGGCTTCTCAGATGAAGAGGGTTCCCCATCTTGTTCAGTTAGCATTCGCCTAATATACTTTCGTAATTTTTCTTCGTTCATTTTAGCCTCGTGAGCTTGAGGGGAAAGTGTCCCATCTTCTCGTCAGAAAATCCTTGAGCGACAATGTCTTGCAACTTATCTTCCTGCCCTTTTGGTACATCCATAATTAGGGCATCATGAATAATAAAGACCGGCTTACAAGAAGGAATTTTTTCCATGATCTGGCAAAAGCCGGCAAGAGCAACATCAACCGCAGTTGATTGAAGAAAATTATTCACCAAAATATTCCTGCGAGCATCAGTAACCTCAATTGGTCTACCATAAAAATTAGTTATGTAACCTGTCTGCGCTTGCTCTCGCAACATGCTGAATAACTCCTTTAAGCCGAAAAAACTTTCAACCCGCCTAATAAGCATATCAGCAGAAAATGAACTACCGTCTTTTTGCAAAACAGAGCGTAGCTTTGATGTACCAGCTCCATAAAGCGAACAAAGCACTGCTAACTTTGCAGTGTCTCTTTGAATGTTTATTTGCTGTTTCTCTATAAAAAATTGATATAAATCAGATGGACTTTTTTCATTGGGAAGCAACTTCTCACCAGCTGTAATATTGAACGCAACTCTTGGTTCAAGGGAAGTAAAGTCAATCTCATAAAGATGACCATCAGAAAATGAGCTATTTAAGACCTTGCGGTATTCTTTCTTTAGTGTCAAGATTTGAGGGCCCTCTTTAATCGTTAAACGACCCGTTTTTGTTGACACCCGACAATAGCGCGGCAATTGTCCGTCTGCCTTCAAAAAGCTCTGCAATGCTGATGAATCAGAGGTCCTTAGCGTATCTTGGGCAAATCCTTTATCTACAGTGCATGGTGACAATCGACCCAAAATATTGTTGGTAGAAATAAAAAAATGTGAATAATCAGATACCTTAATGATTGAATATGCATCTGATAATTCTCGAATGAATATTTTAAGATTTTGAAGAAATAACTTCTTAGGTAAAATATCACACCACGGTATGCCATTTATCATACCGCATATTTGCATCATGTCCCTAAATTTTCGAGGTACGATTTCAGATAGTTTAACATCAAAAAGCTGTAATAGCGGTTCTATTGCATTTTTAGCAGATGGACAGCCGTATACGAAATCTGATTTTATTCGCTCTGGTGTCCACAAAATATTGCCATCATCTAATATGACGTTTCTATGGGTACCAATAGCTTCTTTGTAGATAAAGAGAGACATTCAAGTAAACATAAAACATACGAGAGTATTGTTCATATTAGTCTTCAGTCTCTGCCATCGCCGCGAGTGATTTTTCTATACTCTGGAAAGTGCTTATGTACTTGCCGAATGCATCGACTTGTGTACACTTTAATTTCGTTTCAAATTTTCCTTGCGAGATTGTATGAGAAATCCCACTGACGACATATTGGTTATCTACTGTCGTTCCTGTTCCAAAGTCTACAAAGAAATACTGGCCGTATGACATGATTGGGCACCC